TTACGAGTATTAAAGATAAATTTAAAGATTCAAAGTCTGCAATTGGACAATTTATATATAATACAGTAAGTGCTCTTGGTAACTTTGGAGACTCAGTTAAGCATAAGTTTAATGCCATTGCTCTTTTTCTTAAACCCATTGTAACTAGAATTAAATCTATATTTAAAGGGATTTCTAACGTTTTTAAAGGATTTACTGATTATGTTTCAGAAAATTTCGGTGATCTTCTTCTGTTTTTACAAGAATTAAACTTCGCTAGAAGCTTGTTTAAAATTACAACCGCTATTTCTAACTTTGGAAAGGTATTTAAATCCGTTTCTAAAGTTATTAAACGCTTTAGTCAAACAATCAAAGCGTACAATAAACAGCTGAAAGCTGCGGCTAGAAAAGATAACGCGACAGCGCTTTTGTACGTAGCCGGAGCACTTGGTATTCTTGCTGCATCATTGTGGGTACTTTCAAATATACCTACTGAAAAATTAGTAAAAGCTGGTGTAGCGCTAGTTATTCTCGGTGCTGCTCTACTTGCATTTATGTATGTTTATCAAAAGATCTCCGGTGCGAGTGGTAATAAAATTACAAAAAACCAGAATAAATTTTCAGATTTTTTAGAACAATTAAAAGATGGATTTAAAGATTTCGGTAAAGCAGCAAAATATTTAGCTCTTGCTATTCTAATTATGACTATCGTTGCGGCACTTGCTTTAATGATAGTCGTAATTAAGGCTTATGCAAACTTATTTGAAGATGACGAAATTAAAAAGGGCGGTCAGCGAGTTGCTCAGGTGCTTATCGCATTAGCTGGTTCTATTGCTGCTATGGGTTGGGCGTGTAAAGGTTCAGGTGCTTTTAATACAATAGGTATTGCCGCTGTTATCTTAGCTCTTGTACATGCTCTAAAAGAAATGGTTGATGTTATTAAAGAGTACGCGGCAATACCTATTGAAACATTAGGACCAGGATTACTTAAGGTTGTAGCAATTATTGGCGGTTTGGTGGCCGCGGTAGCAGCATTAAGCTACGTTTCGCAGAACGCCAACTTTGGTCAGTTGTTCGGCGTGGCTTTAGTTTTATTATCTCTATCTGTTACGCTTATTGCTATCGGAGGAGTGCTTAAAGAGCTGGTAGTACAACCTTGGGAGCAGATTGCTGCGGCCGGTCTTGTAATGATTGGCGTTCTTATTGCAATTGGATTTGCAATTTATTTAGCAACTAAAAATGGTTGCACAATACGAACAGCTATTACTCTTTTAGCAATGGCAGTGGTAGTCGTAGCTATAGGTGCAACGTTAGTAGCACTTACATTCTTTGCTTCAGAAAAAATGATTGACGCTGCAGTGGCTCTAGGCGGTGTTCTTTTAGCAATAGGTGGTGCAATAGCTCTTTCTAATATGAATGGTGGTTCGTTAGCCAATGCTATAACATGGTTGTCGATTACTGTTATAGTTGTGGCAGTTGCAGTGGCGTTAGTAGTATTAAGCACACTTCCGATGGAAAGTGTTGCTATGGCGACTGGTGCATTAGTTTCCGTCTTCGGTTCGATCGCTCTTGTTTTATATACAGCGAATAATTTAACTGGCTTTGGCACTGCTGGTTTGATTATTTGCACAGTTGCTATTGGGCTTATCGGGTACGTAATCTTTAAACTTAATGAAATGGAAGGTGGAGCAGACGCAGCACTTAAGATCGCTCTGGCATTGACTACTGTTATGCTTTCCCTTTCTTTGTTCATGGCAGTTTCTGCTTTGGTCGAACCTAACGGTTTACTTGGCATGGGTTTCGCCATGCTTGCTGTCGTTATTGTCGCTTCTTTAATCTGGAGTTTAAATAATGACATAGAAGACCCCGAACATGCACAAGCTGTTACTAACGTTTTAACTGATGTCATTAACTCAATGGCATTACTTTTGGCAGCTGCTGGTTTTGCTGGTTTATCTGGTGTTAATGGAATAATAAACTTAGTAGGTGGCGTATTAGCAGTTGCAGCGTTAATCTTTGCTCTCCATAAAATCGGACCGAAAGCAGAAGAAGTTATTCGAGAAACAATGCCTTCACTCGAAGCGTTTGGCGATGCTGTTGGTAGTTTCTTTGGTCATATTGTTGATTCGTTCTTGGAAGCAGCTGGATTTGATCTTCAAGGCATTGCTAACACACTTTGCGAGTTCATGGACGCTATTCAGCCGTTCATAGAGAAAGCTGAGCAAATGAACGGGCTAAATGGCGCAACTCAAGGTTGTTTACTAGTCGGAGAAGCTTGTTTAGCTTTTCTTGGTGGTAACTTCCTTGCTGCCATTGGCGGAGCAATTGGTGATCTGCTTGGCACAGACATCGTCGGTGCAGCTAAGAAGATGACACAGTTCATGGATGAGATCCAGCCATTCCTGGAAGCATCAGAAGAGCTGCCGTCTGAAGCGGTTGAGACTGCCGGCTATGATCTTCTGGCTGATTCGATGTGGGCATTCACTAAAGCTAACATCGCAGGCGCTGTCGGGAGTATCATAGATAACCTTATAGAGAATCCGATCTCCAATGCTGCAGCAGAAATGTCAAAGTTTATGGAGGAGATTCAGGGTTTCATTGATGCTCTGGATGACCTGCCGTCGGAAGAGGTTAGTACTGAAGGCTTTACCTTTGTTAAGAAGGCAATGTGGGCATTCACCGGTGCTAATCTTATAGGTGTGCTAGGCGGCATTATCGACAGTATCACCGAGAGTTCTATCTCAGATGTAGCGTCTACGATGTCCGAGTTCATGGAGAACATCCAGGGCTTCCTTGACGGTATAGAAGACATGCCTTCTGAAGAAGTCAGGACTGATGGGTTCAAGTTCTTAAAAGATGCTGTAGTAGCATTTAACGAAGCGTCGTTCCTTACGCTATTTTCTGATCTCCTGACGACTATTACAGATACCACGTTTTCTAGTATTGCGACAGAGATGTCAACTTTCATGGGGAATATTCAGGGTTTCCTTGAAGGTGCAAAAGGTATTGACGAGAGCGCTACAAACGGTATTACGTTCATGACCGAGGCTCTGGAGAAGTTTGGTGAAGCTAAGTTCAAGACTGCGCTAAGCGACGTTAAGTCGGGTATTCTTGAAGGTATATTTGGCGAAAGCGATACACTTGCTGACTTCGGTACTGATTTAACAAAGCTTGGTGGTTATCTTAAACAGTACGCAGACTCTGTCTCTGGTGTTGACCTGACTTCTGCGGAGAAGGCGACTAAACTTGCTGAGTCTCTGTCTGCGCTTAAAGCAGCTCTCCCATCTGACGGTGGCTGGTTTAGTGGTAATAAGACTCTTGAATCGTTCGGCGAAGATCTTGTTAAGTTCGGAGAGAAGCTTTCGGATTATGGTGGAAAGATTACTAATATCGACACTGAGAAACTGACGACCGTTGCTACAGCTGTCGGTGACATGGTTCAGATTCTCAACAATGCAAACAGTGATGAATCAAATCTTGATATTTCAAACATTACCGGAGCTCTTTCTGACCTGGCAGAACTCAGTATTGACGAGTATCTGGAAGGATTCGAATCTCCTGAAGATACGCACATTACGTCTGCAATTAACGCACTAGTTCAGAAACTTTGCACTGCTCTTGACGATAAGAAGTCTGATTATGAGACGCCGGGCGAGAATGTTATTACCAGTTTTATCACTGGTATGGCCAATAAGATTTCGGCACTTCAGACTATTGGTAAAGCTGTTGCAGACACTGTAATCAAGGCTATTACCGACAATACTTCTGAGTTCGAGAGTCCAGGTTCTGACTCGGTCCAGAGCTATATTTCTGGAATGGGAACCAAGATCTCCGCTCTTCAGACCATCGGTAAAGCTATTGCAGATACTGTAATTAAAGCTCTTAACGATAAGAAGTCTGAGTTTGAGACACCTGGAGCAGACGCCGTCCAGAGCTATATTTCTGGAATGGGCAGCAAACTTGCGGTTGTTAAGAGCGCTGCAACAGCCGTTGCCAATGAAGTCGAGAGAGCATTCGGCGAGAAGAAACAGAGCTTTGTGACTCTTGGTCAAGACATGATGCTCGGTTTGATGCAGGGTATCCAGAACAAGGCTACACAGGTAGCTCAGGCAGCAGCACAGGTGTCAGCTAATGCACTTACTGCAGCTAAAGCAGCGGTCGACTCTAATTCTCCGTCTAAGAAGTTCATCGAACTTGGTGGATTCATGGACGAGGGCTTGTCAATAGGTCTTGAAAAGAACGCTGCGATGGTTAACCAGTCATCTATATTTGTGGCCGATGGTCTTGTCAATGCGTTTAGAGATACGCTTGGTATTCATTCAGCATCTACTGAAGGCAAAGAACTCGGTTACTGGATGGATGTAGGTCTTGCAGAAGGGCTTGAGAACAACACTTCGTCTGTTACGACTGCTGGTGAAGCGGTTGGTGCAACAGTTACCAAAAGCATTACAAATAGTATTGATGTCGACGCAATTTCTGTTAGTGGAGAGGAAGCGGTCAAAGCTTTAGCTAACGCAGTTACGCTTGATGATCTTTATAGCAATATGTCTGTGCAAGGACCGCTCCATCTGGCGGATGCTCTTCTTTGGGATAGGAACGTAAGCGAGTCTTATGCCGGCCTTACAGATAGCGCTCAGAAAGTCATCGACAAGATGCGTGAAGCTGCCACTTCTGTAAAGAGTGAGATCGTTGCTTCATCAGACGACATTACTTCAACTTATATGACTAAGGCAGAAGAAACTTGGTCTAAGATGGGCGAGAGCAATAACAAGACTGTTGCAGATGAGCTGGCGTATTGGCAGAAACTTCTTGCTACTCAGAAGAAAGGTACTGAAGATTACGCGGCGATTGCACTTAAGGTATATGAACTTCAGACGCAACAGGCTACAGCTAAGATCGCAACTTGGCAGGCGATTATTGACGCTGAGAAACTTCAGCGTGATGTGAGCTTGTCGGAAGAGATTGCATATTGGCAGAAGCGTATCGTTAATCTTGACGAAGGGTCTGCTCTGTACAAGGCAGCAATGGATCGCCTCAATGCACTTGAGTCTGAGCTGATTACTCAGGCTGAAGAGCGGCTTGAGAAAGAAAGTTCTTACCGGTACATGAGTCTTGAACAGCAGAGAGCTTACTGGGAAGAATTCCTGCTTAACGAAGTCAACGGCGAAGAAGCTAAGAAAGAAATTCGAGAGAAGATTGCAGAGATTACGGTTGAACAGGGCGAAGAAGAGCTTGAGATGATCGGCAAAGTTCACGAGATGTCTCTTGAAGAGCAAAAGGAGTACTGGAAGAACTATCTGGAGACTGAGAATCTTAGCGTCGAGCAGAAGCAGGCGATTAAGGCTAAGATAGTCGAGCTTAACAGCGAACTTTCCGAAGACTTGGTTGACGGTTGGATCAAAAGAGTCGAGTACGAGCGTGAGTATCACGGCATGTCTCTTGAAGAAGAGATTGCGTTCTGGAAGAAGAAACTTGATAGTCTTAAAGAAGGTACAGAGACTTACAAGAGAGTCTACGCTATCTATTCTCAGCTTGTAGGAGAGGGTAATGGTTATCAGGCTTCTCGTATCGTGAAAGATGCCGAACAAGACCTTGAAATCATCAAGTCAGTACGAGACATGACTCTCAAAGAGGAACGTCGGTATTGGAAGGATCTTCTGGAGAATGAGAATCTCGGTGTCGAAGAGAAGCGATACATCAGAGAAAAGATCAGAGACCTTAACCTTGACATTCAGGATGAAGAATTCGATGCTATGGTATCTTACGTCAACGACCAGATCGACTTGCACGATTGGGACATTGATCAGGAGATTGCATACTGGAACGAAAAGCTTAAGAAAGCTACAGAAGGTACCAGACTCTACAAGAAGATCATGGCTCAGCTGGAGAAGATCAACAAAAAGAGCTACAAAGTTGAGCGTAAGAAGGCTAAGCAGGAACGTGTATCCAAGAGATCTTCGTCAAGTTCTTCGTCAAGTTCTTCGTCAGTTTCAAAATCATCCTCAAGATCGAGTGGTTCAAGCACTTCAGCAGCTGATAAAGCGGCTCAGAAGGAGCAAGAACGGCAGCAGAAAGAGAACGAACGCAACCAGAAGATTTATAACGAGGCTGAGAAATACATGTCTCGTCAGCAGAAGTTGCGCACTGTTGACCTGGAGGAACAGGAATCGTATTGGAACTCCAAACTTCTGTTACTTAGTGCTTCTTCGGATGAATACGAGAACATTCAGGATAAGTTGTTCGAACTGGAGGTTGAACAGGACGAAAAGAGGGTTGAAGGTTATGCTGCAACTTTGGATCTTCGTAAGAAGTATGATGATATTTCTACCGATAGCGAGCTTGAATATTGGCGTTTACGTCTCGGAGCTGCACGAGAAGGTTCAAGAGAGTATTATGCGATTCAAGAAAAGATTGACGAAGCTGAAGAGAATAGAGATGCACGAGCGAAGGAAGTACTTACGAACCAGATTGCTGACATGAAGAACCTGCATGAAGTTTCTACAGAGGAAGAACTTGGCTACTGGGAAGCTATATTTAAGACTATGAAGGATACTTCTGAAGCATACTTCGAGACGGAAGAGAAAATCGAAGAGTTAAAACGCACTCTCGCCGAAGAAGAAGTTGACGCTATGGCAAATCACATTGGGACTATGAAGGAACGTTACAAAACTTCTGTCGAAGATGAGATTCAGTATTGGCAGGACATGATGAATGGTGTGGAGTACGGATCCAGGAAGTATTATGCAATTCTTGAAAAGATTGATGAAGCCGAGAAGAACCGTAGCGACCGTGTGTACGAACTTGCTGAAGACTATATTTCTGAACAGAAGAAGTATCGGGAGATGACTACTGAAGAAGAAATGAGTATTTGGAAAGAACGTATGGAAGCTATGGAATCTAATTCAGATGCTTACTTCAAAGCGAGTGAACAATTGAAAGAGCTTCAGATCACCCTTGACGAGGAAGCAGTCGAAGAACTTGCTAACCAGGTGGATCTACAGAAGAAGTACGAGAGTATGTCTATTGACGACGAGATAGCGTATTGGAAAGCCCGGCTTCAGGAGGCAGAAGAGAATAGCCGTAAGTACTACGCGATTCAGGAGAAGCTTGCAGAAGTTGAGACTAACAGGGACGAGCGTACTTATGAACTCGCTGAGGAGAATCTAGAAGAGACTAAGAAAGTCAGGACGGTTTCTCTGAAGGAAGAAGCTAAGTACTGGAGTAAGGTCAAGAGTCAGCTTAGTGAGTATTCGGATGCTTACTATGAGGCGGCAGACAACATCTATGACGCTCAGGAACAGATCGTGTCAGATCTTACGGATCTTAACGAAGACTTCCTTGAGGATGTCACTGACATTAAGGACAATCTGGTGTCTGACATTAACGACGTCTGGGAAGAGTATGACGACGCAATCAAGAGCAGAGCTGACAGTCTTGAGAACATGACCAGTCTGTTTGAGTACTTCGAGTCAGATAGCTATGAAGACGCTGACAGTCTTCTGGAGAATCTAGAATCTCAGGTTGCTGGCATAGAGAAGTTCGAAGAGAACATCAACGCTCTTATGGAACGTGGAATCTCAGATAATCTGCTTGAGGATCTTCGAGAAATGGGTCCAAGTGCTAATGCCAATCTGGAGAACCTTCTGTCAATGACGGAAGATCAGTGGGCTCAGTATCTGCAGTTGTATGAAGATCGTGCCGCTAAAGCTACAGAGATTGCTACAAACGAGATCGACGCTACTGAATACAACGAACGTGTTAAGACTCTGATTCAGGATGCACAGACAGATCTCGATGAACTTAGTGCAAGTTACAAAGAGAGTCTGACCGACATCGGTGCTGATTTGGAGGATACCACGATTGAGATCGGTAGTCTTCTGGCGGACGGACTCGTTATTGGCATTCAGGAAGGTAAAGCTGACGTCGTAGCTGCAGCTCAGAATCTTGCTGACGCGGCTGTAGCGTCTGTACAGGACGTTCTGGATCTGCATTCGCCGTCCAGAGTCTTCATGTGGATTGGCGAAATGTGTGATATGGGCATCGTGAGCGGTATTAACAATTACAGTGACGTCGTCAAGAACGCTTCGAGTGGACTCGGTAATACAGCAGTAACAGCTATACAGAATTCAATGATGCAACTGTCTGATATGGATCTTGGGTTGAACGATTATCAGCCTGTAATTCGGCCTGTGTTGGATCTGAGTGACGTTCAGAATGGCATGAGCACGCTGGATGGGCTTATGACAGATGATTTAGCGCTTGATCCGGCTGGGTTGAATGCGATTAGTGCAATCAGCAGTACTCGTCGAAATCGAAGTGCTGACGAAATTCAAAATGGATTGTCATTTAAGGATCTTGAGAAGCTCGTTCAGGATACTGCGGACAATTCAACGACGTTTAACAACGAATTTAACATTACTGGTGCAGATCCGAGAGAGACTGCTAACGAAGTGTCCAGGATTCTGCAGTTACAAGTACGGAGTAGAGAGGCAGCATGGGCATAATTGTGTTTAATGGTAGGACTTCTAAGGAATTTCGGGTAGAGGTACAGCATCCACCCAAGTACATCATTCCGGAACGTGACTATACAGTAACAAGTATTCCTGGCAGAAATGGTGAGCTCGTATACGATAATGGTTCTTTCAAGAATACGACTCGTACTTACGAGATCGCCATTGACGCTACTCAGGAAGAGTATTCAAGAGTTGTAAGTAGTGTTGTAGCCTGGCTCCATTCGGCGTCAGGCTACGCTCGTCTTGAAGACAGTTACGATCCGGACTTCTATAGAATGGCCTTCTATCAGGATTCCTTGGAGATTGAGAATATTTTTCAGGAAGCAGGACAGGGCACACTGAGTTTCAAGTGTAAACCTCAGCGCTTTCTACGTAGTGGTGAATTGACGACCGAATTTACAGAGAGCGGTAAGATTTTTAATCCTACGTTTTTTAATGCTAAACCGCTATTGCACGTGTATGGTACTGGCTCTGTGACAATCAATAGTAAAGCTATATTTGTGACTGAAGCGTCATCGAATGGTGTGACTCTTGATTGCGAGAACCACGATGCATACGCTGGCACAATTAATTACAATGACAAGATAACTGGTGATTATCCGGAACTGATTCCTGGGGATAACGGGATCGGTATCAGCGGATTCACCAAGGTTATCGTTACACCAAGGTGGTGGACTATATGATTCCTATTCTATTCTCGGATTCGGCTACTACGTTCACCACTTACGGTGTTGGGCCGTTACCCGATGCTATTACATGTAAAGTAACAGAGGAACTCAATGGAACGTTCGAGCTGGAGATGACGTACCCAATTACGGGTTTACACTACATTGATATTTCTGAGAGGATGATCATTTATTCAGATGTGCGTCCAAGAGATACATCTCAAGCGTTCCGTATCTACAAGGTCACTAAACCACATAACGGAGTAGTGACTATCTATGCCAGGCACATCAGCTATGATCTGAGTGGTATCATTGTTAAACCGTTTACCGCAACGACTGTTACTTCAGTCTTCTCCGGATTTGTGGAGAATGCTAGTGTGACTTGCCCTTTTACCTTTCATACGAACGTGGTTGAAGAGCAGTCGTTTACGGTAAGCGTTCCATCAAGTATCAGATCGTTGCTTGGTACAAACGAAGGATGTATCCTGGATGTCTTTGGTGGAGAGTATACTTTCGACAATTACAAAGTCATTCTTAACGCTCAGAGGGGCACTGACCGAGGAGTTCGAATTGAGTACGGTGTTAATCTGACCAGTCTGACTCAGGATCGAAACGTGGAGAATGTCTACACCGGGATCTATCCGTACTATGCTTCGACCAGCGGATCCAAGACTAAGCTGATCACTCTGACTGATACTTCAGTCTGTGCTACAGCTCCTCTGGTTATGGTCGATGGGACATATAGCTATACCAAGATACTGGCAGTAGATCTGTCGTCAGAATTCGATAGAAAACCAACCCAGGCTAAACTCTACGAAAAAGCTCTGAAATACATCGAAGATAACAACATTGGCGTACCGGAAGTCTCGCTGCAGGTTTCTTACGAGGAGTTGACGCAGCAGACGGACTCTGAATTGTACAAACGCACTGATCTTGGCGACACCGTTACTGTGTACTTTCCAAACTTGGGAGTAAATTCAAAATCAAGGTGTGTTAAGACCATTTATGACGTTTTGCTTGACAAGTACGAGTCGATTGAGCTTGGTGAGTCTGAGACGACACTCGCTGAGACCATAGCTGTTCAGTCTAAGGAGACTAAAGAGAAGTATGCATCTGTGTTGAACTACATCGACTGGCAGACACAAGTAATAACAGGTAACAAGGGTGGTGCATTACTCATACACGACAGTGATGAAGACGGCTATCCGGACGAACTTCTCATCATGGACACCATGGATATTTCTACAGCCCAGAATGTCTGGAGATTCAATCAGTCCGGTTGGGGCCATTCCAGTAACGGTTACAACGGTAGCTTCAACATGGCTGCTACTCTGGACGGAGGGTTCTCTGCTGACTTCATCACAACTGGCTGCATTACTTCCATTGAGTACAACAACGGCAACGGTACGTTCTATGTTAGTCCAGAAGGCGCGCTGAAGTGCACTAAGGCGGATGTTACAGGTAAGGTCACAGCTACATCCGGGCTGATCGGACCATGGAACATTACAAGCTCGTCTATCTGGTATGGCAGTGCTGTGTACGGTAATGCGTCAGGCATCTACCTAGGCACTTCAGGACTGAGTTTGGGATCAGCGTTCAAGGTGAGTAATGCAGGGGCTCTGAACTGTACTGGGGCTAGTGTAAGTGGTACTCTGACGGCCGGCGCTGGTAGTAAGATCGGTCCGTGGGTGGTCACCGATACGTCGATCTACTACAAGAACTCTGCCTGGGGCAATGCTAACGGCATCTACCTAGGCACTTCAGGACTGAGTCTTGGATCGGCGTTCAAGGTTGCTGCAGACGGCACCACGACCATTACCAAAGGCAGCATCACGATCGGGAGTAACTTCTCTGTCACGACAGCTGGCGTGCTTACGGCTAGTAACGGTGTCTTCACCGGTAAAGTTACGGCTACTACCGGGGCTATAGGACCGTGGAACATTACAAGTTCGTCTATCTGGTATGGCAATTCGGCGTTCGGTAACTCAGCTGGCATCTACTTCGGTACTTCAGGTCTGAGCCTGGGGTCGAAGACTAAGATCGCCGCTGATGGTACTATCACCGCTACCGCTTTGAACCTGAGTGGGTCTGCCAGTACGATCAACATCAACGGAGCATTCATCGTTACGTCAGCAGGAGCTCTGACGGCTACCAATGCAACGCTTACCGGCAAAGTTACAGCTTCGTCTGGTGCTATCGGTCCGTGGAACATTACAAGCTCGTCTATTTGGTATGGCAGTAACGCTTTCAAAGATTCGTCAGGCATGTACTTCGGTACTTCGGGTATCAGTATCGGGTCGAAGTTCAGTGTAACGAATGCTGGTTATGCAATTATGGCAAGTGGTGAGATTGGTGGCTTCACTATTGGCAGCACATACATATCGAGTAAAAGCAACTCTTCTGCTGTTTATACAGGTATGGGTGGCGGTGGTCAGGACATTGTCTTCTTTGCCGGCAGTAGTAGTGCTTCTGGTAACACAAGTTCTGCATTCTGGGTTAACTGGGCTGGCCATGTCGAAGGATCTTCGGTCAAAGCTACAAGCTCTGTCGAAACACCTTACGTCTCTTGTTCAGGTCAGATCGACTGCAAGACGTTCAACTCAACCGGAGACGTTGGCATCAACGGTCAGCTCTGGTGTGCCGGTGCAGGACGCTTTGGCAACCTCACTGTCAAAGGCACACTAACCCCGGATGCTATCTCGTACAGCGGTGGTATTGAGGCGACGACTATTACGGCGTCCAAGTATGTAACGTTCAGCAAGAGCCTCACGGTTTCTGGCTCAATAACGGCTGGTTCCCTGGAGGTCTCTGGCAACAAGAACCGTATCGTTACGACGACTAGTTACGGTGTACGGAAACTGTACTCTATGGAGTCACCGTCGCCGGTCTTCAGTGACTTCGGAAGTGCTGTAACAGACGAGGAAGGTATCGCCCTGATCTACTTCGACGACGTTTTCTATGAAACGGTGAATACAGTCGGATTGTACCAAGTGCTAATTTCAAAATGCGGTGAAGGAGACCTCTGGATTGCCGAAAAACAGCCTGAGTACTTCATCGTTAAGGGCACTGCAAACCTGGAATTCGACTGGGAGGCCAAGATCAAGCAGCGTGGTATGGAGAACTACTGCATGGAAGAGAAGATTGACGACGATCCGGATCTAACAGATGACACTGATGAAGAGCTTGATGAGTACACCAAGACACTTGAAAAAGACGATGATACAGCATTCGATATATTTGACGAATTGTACTTCGAGGAGGATGGCGTGGCATGAAAGTACTGAAGGGATTCCAGAAGATTGACTGGAATGGTATGCCTCGGATTGCTTATATTTATTCGGAGGTTGATGACGAGAGCGGCGACATCATCTCTGACAACAATCGGGGTAACTTCGTTGTGACAGATGGAACTCTTAAAGAGCACGTCGCAGCGATTGATGAATACATCACGGAAAAACATTTGAGTTAAAAGGAGGAAACAACAATGAAGATGGATATGGCTACGGCTCTGGCAGCCAGCAACGCATTTAACAAGTGCGGAAACGTTACGGGCAAAACCGGCTATGCGATCTATAAGAACGCAAAGATATTTTCAGACCATGTAGCTCCGTTCAATCAGGTCAGAGACAATCTGATTAACAAGTATGGTGAAGAGGATGAAACTGGCAACAAGAGTATCAGTGAGGCTTCTGATAACTGGCCAGAGTTTCTCAAGGAGTTGGAGCCGATCGTAAGCATGGTAGACGAGATCGAGCCGTATCGCATCGACGTTGTTGACCTTCCACCGATTGAGGCTCTTTCGGCACAGGAGTACTCTCTGCTTGAGTATATTCTGACAAAGCCGGTCACCGATGAAGGAGAAGAGGAAGATGGCGATAAAGAGGGACATACAGACACTGATTAATGCTTACGTTCCACCTATTGACTATGTGCAGGGAACTAACACCATAGAGATAGAGTTTCATTTGCTGGACTTCCAGATTCCTTCTGGGTGTTCAGCTTATTGTTTTATTAGAAGACCCGACACTACCATTGAGTACGACGAGGCCATTATCGACACCGAAGAAAATACCATTACCTATTACCCGCTTGTTAGCAGCTTTAGTGTATCTGGCAAGTCCCAGATGCAGGTTAAGCTTATGGAGGACGATAAAGTACTGGTTACATTCAGTGTCGAGGTCAAGGTCGAAAAGAATTACTCGGCAGATGGTGAACTGTCGCAGAACGTCATGTCAATGCTAGACCAGGCTGTGAAAGACACTGCTGAGTCAGCTAAGAACGCTAAGGAGTCTGAGAACGCTGCTGCGGCTTCAGAGGAGGCAGCTAAAGCTTCTGAAGAGGCTGCGGCAACTTCAGAGACCAACGCCAAGGCTTCAGAGGAGGCCGCTGCTACCTCAGAAGTTAATGCCAAGACCTCAGAGACTAATGCTAAGAATTCGGAAGATAACGCTAAGGATTCTGAGGAGAAGGCATCTACCTCTGAATCCAATGCTAAGGCTTCTGAAGAGGCTGCTGCTACGTCGGCGTCAAATGCTGCTGGATCTGAATCCAATGCTAAGGCTTCTGAAGAGGCTGCAGCTACGTCAGCATCTAACGCGGCTACATCGGAAGCCAACGCAGCTACCTCTGAAAGGGCAGCCATGTCTTCGGAATCAAACGCCGCAGAATCTGCTAGCGCGGCAGCTACTTCAGAGACCAATGCTAAAACCTCAGAGACCAACGCGGCTATTTCAGAGACCAATGCTAAAACCTCAGAGACTAACGCTAAGACCTCTGAAACCAATGCCAAGACTTCGGAAGAGAACGCAGCTGGATCTGAGGAGGCTGCCGCAAAGTCTGCTGCGGCTGCCAAGACCTCTGAGGAGAATGCTGCTGCGTCAGAGGCTGCCACCAAGGAGTATGCTGCCAGCACCGAGGAAGACTACGAGTTGACCAAGGCTCTGATTGAGGGAGCAGACTTCGACTCGTTTTGGAGAGTTACGACTCTGACTCCTATCTCGACAGAAGAGATCTACGACGTTACCCAGATTGCTACTGAGGAAGTTATCGTCGACTTCGAGAGCAGATTCGAGAACATTGAGAAGTATCTTAACCAGGCTGTTACTGACGCTGAGGAATCCTAAAATCAAATCCAAAAATTCCCCGGGTGGGATTTTTCGAAAAAGTCGATAGGAGGGCTCATGGCTACTACTGACAAATATTTGAATTTAAAAGGTCTGGCTCAGCTATGGGCCAGCATGACTTCTTACGTCACTAAATATGTAGGAAAATTAACAGGCAGCACTCAGTCTGCACCGGCGTATGACGCGACCAAGACGTATGAAGTTGGCAAGCTCGTGATCTACGAGGACATTCTTTACAAGTGTACCACCGCTGTTACAGAGGCTGAGGAGTTCGACGAGGCCAAGTGGACCGCCACAACCATTGCAGATGAACTTGGGCAGGAAACCGAGGCATCAGCCAAAAAAATCGAGCAAATCATACCAACTTATGACAAAGAAAGTGTGTATCCTGAACACACGCTGGTCTTTTATAACGACAAAGTTTACAAAAACAGTGAAGCAATTGCAGAGTCAGAAGCGTTTGACGAGACAGTGTGGGAAGAGACAACGTTAGCTGACGAAATTACGAGCCTTCCGCCTTATGAACTGCAAACAGAAGATGGTGAATACAAATCTTTTAATACAACGGCGGATGCTATCGTTAACGCAAACGATATGGCTTATTCAGCATATAAACGTACCGGTAACCAAACCGACGAATACGACACGACTGCATCTTATGCTGTTAATGATTACTGTATTTTCGGTGACACCTTATACAAGTGTACCAAGGTTACGAGCGGTGAATGGGATTCGTCCTGCTGGGAGAGCACCAAGATTGCAGATGAGCTAAATTCACTAAATGCCAATTTAGTGAACGTCGCGTGTCAAACCGGCGTGTATTCCGTCATTGGTACGCAGACGGCGACAACGGCGGCATGGACGGGTAACATTGACGCGGCGGCTCTTTATGACGGTATGACAATAGCGTATTATCTGCCGCGGCCATCTGGAAACAATGTAACTCTGACGCTTACACTATCCGACGGAACGGAGACCGACGCGGTGGCAGTATATGTCACGTCACAAACGCGTATGTCTGGACAGTATAACGCGGGCAGTACTATTATCCTGACTTATTACGCGGCGGGTAGTATATTAATCAACGGCACGGCGACGACGGAGGCGCGGTGGTCGGGCTCCGATTACTATATCGCTAATACGGAGACGCGGCTCGCTTACGTATGCCGAATCGAAGCGGCGGAAACACTCGCGGCGAGAAGGCTTATCGTGGCGAACGCAGACGGCAAATATATACAGCTAGCCCCGGGGGTGGCCTACGACATAACGCACCCGATTTTGTGGAGCTCAATGACTCGGTCGGCGGGGGCGCAGTTTTACGACTTCATCTTCGACGTAACTTATGACATCAACATTAACAACCAGGGCGGCACGTATACGCCCGAAACGTACTCGGCGGTGTATATACAAGGCACGCTGGACGGGGTCATGTTTACGCCGACCGCCGCACTATACGCAGCAGCACCGACGGCAGAGGACGGGTATGTTTATATGTATCTCGGCACGACATCGCAGATTGCCAACTATACGCGACTGAGTCCGACGCACGCGATGTATAAATATACAGACGGGGCGTTTAGGCCGTACCAATACTAATTAACTACATACACCGCCGAAGCGTGTGTATTAACGCTACCATGTGCCACGCTGAAGACGATGCGCGTATATCCGCTTGTGTCCATGTAGGATGCAGACATGATAGACGCACTTGCGCCGGCTTCTTCGCCAATGGTCATTGGGATATTGACAGCAGGCCGCGAGCCATTAGGCATCCTCAGGCTAACAATCCATGCCGTGCTTGTGATCGCTGAGTAATTGATCGTTAGCAACCTCAGTTTGCCGTATGCATATAATTTATAGCCTGTCAGGTACTCGGATGAGTTGACAGTCACGGAATCTGTCAGGTCTTCCAAGCGAACTAAATTGGCATTTAGCACACAAACAGTCACATTGATATTTTAGAAAGGAGAATACGAATGTTCAGACCTTCTGATTACAAAAACCTGTTACTTCCAACAAACGCAGAAATGTTTCTTAAGACCTTTGGATACGTTGATGTGTACGACGGATGGTGGGAGTCACCGTATCCGGGAGATACTGCACATAAGACCAACCTGGAGAAGTTCAGGGAGGTGTTTGGCGGTATTGATATTTCAGAACTGACTGACGAGTGGGCTGTCGCTAAGTACGTCGCTCCGGTTACTGAAAGTGCCGCTAAGAAAGCACAGTACATCGAGGTCGGTGGGCACGCTGTAGTGATCATCGGCTGATATTTTTAAGGAGGAAAGAAATGGCGAAATTAGGAAAGCTTCTTTCCGATATTGAAAACAAAACTGCAACCTCAGACTCAGACTTGTTTATCGTCGGCACAGAGGGTTCTGACGAGTTACGGACAGTCAAGCACTCAGATCTGTTATGTCAGTACGTCCACGCGGGTCAAAACACAGGTATCTCCAGCGTCTCAATCGGTGCTACTGGCAAGGTAGAGCTCAGAGAGGACGGTGAGGGTGGTAACATCCGGATCTACGCTAAGTCTGCTTCTAGCTATTCCGGATATTTTTGTGAGACCGACATATACAACGATACCCAGTGGCGGACGTACTTCTGGGACATCGCACAGGGTAAAGTGGTAGGTCATATCACTGCTAACCTTACAGGTAGTTACAATCTCCAGACTATGCTCACTGACATCGCAGCCAAGGCACCACTAAATGGCTCTAACAGCGCGCAGTGTGTCTATACGAACGCTACGTCTGGTAACAACACCAGATATTTTGTTGGTGTGACAGCTACAGCGTCAGGAGCTAAGACTCTGTATAACATCCCGTGTGCCAATATGTATACAGTAGTCGGAACAACCTCGACTGAAGGACAAAACATACTGAATCTTGGTAACAGTATCGCTTCTGGCACAGCAGATAACTCGACCGGTAAGATTACACTATGGAACGCAAAGGGCACGTGGTTTACTTTATCTCCAGGTACCGGCACATCCGGAAACGTAAATTATCTGCCTGATTCAGGTGGTACTCTTCTCAATACCTCGACCTACAGCAGTTACGCTTTACCTCTCGCTGGCGGCACGATGAAGGGTGATATTCTGTTTGCTAACAGTGGCACTGCTATCAGACAGATCCGTTTCCAGGTTGGTGATAACGACTACGCCAGAATCGCTGCCGGGGCTACTGCAGCCAACGCAGGATGGATGGAGATCGCTACTGCCGATGACGCTACGGAACCGATCTATGTCAGGCAGTATACTGGCTTGTACACCACTGTTAAGAGGACTCTGACACTGCTGGATGCCAGCGGCAATACAACACTGCCTGGATATTTGACAGTGGCTTACAACGGAGCTCGGATTAATGGCGCTCTCTACCTTGGTACTGCTGGATCTTATAGTGGTTCTATTGAATTATATGGCGGTAACTCCACTGCTACTCCATATATCGACTTCCACTACGGCGCGAGCACAGCGGACTACACAGCCAGACTTATCGTCACGTCAAATAGCGAGCTTTATGTCACGCCCAAACTCAAGGTGGCCGGTACTATCACAGCAGGAGCACGCATCACTGGTAATGGCGAATGCTATATTACTGCAGGGTCTACTCCATACTTCTTCTGTGGAACTGAGATAGCTGTTACTAAGGGTTCCAAACCGAGTACAAACGTTGAGTACGGCATGACCTTCTGTGACTCGACTGGCAACCTTACGGCTCCATATCGTCTGATGACTTGCGGAGGTACAGTCAAAACCACGGGCCAGATCTATGCGTTCATAAGATCCCACAATAATGTCGTCAACGGTACTTCAGCAGAGATCCAGGTCGGCTTCGATGCGAGTGGCAACGCTTATACCTATGCTCCAGGCCCGTCCAGTGCCTCCGACAACTCCAACAAGATCGCTACTACGTCGTGGTGTCGTAACGCCTGGACGACGATCATGAGTGCTGTCACGACTACTTTGACTTGTACGTCGAGCTATACCATTCAGCAGCAGGGATGCAGGAAGATCGGAAACGTCATTTACATCAACATTGTGTTTAAATTTGATAGTGTGACGTTTACTAATGGGACGCAATACACTCTGTTCTCTATGCCAAGCGGTTATACATTTGCCAGAAACACAGCTTGCATTGTAGAGCTTTTGCCTACTACTGGCGGTAGCGAGTATTTCACGCCTAACTGCTGGACTTCTGGCAGTAGTGTAGTATTTGTCAGTTCGGCTACAACGACGTACGGATGGGGTAAAGCGATTGTACTCTATTGTGTCTAATCAGAGTAAAAGGGGTGTATAACATGGAATCGGTAAAGGAAGTAATGGGGTTTGCCTCGGCACTTGAGGACGTAGCGTGGTTGTGCGGAATCCTGGTGAGCATCTGGGCGGTGGTCGGTATCGTCCGTCAGATTATCGACGCAACTAAGAAACCCGAACGAGCGGTGAATGGGAAGATCGCTCAGATTGAGGGAGACATCGCGTTTCTGAAGGACGAGGACGAGAAGATATTTAGATGCCTGGACAATGACAAGGCACGTCTGGATGGTCTTGCTCAGGGTACGGCTCTCACGCAGAGTGCTCTGATCGAATTAATGAACCACGCAATCAACGGTGACAATGTTGAAGGACTCAAAGCTGCACGAGACAATCTTAATAACTATCTGGTAAAGAGGACAGTCATATGACCAGTACAAAGAAGTATACGATCTTCCTCTTTGTCGTGTTCTCAATCGTCGTGGTCTACGCATTGATCATGATGGCAGTACTTCATGATATTTCACAGCTGTCAGAGATCACTACGCCTCTAATCGGGGCTGTAGTGACATACGCTGTGTATTGTGCCAAGAGCGCTACAGATCATAAGAACGGTGTGTTTGACGGGCACTTTGATGAAGAGGAGGGGGAAGGATGAAACTCATTAAGACATACCTCACTAAGAATCGTTGCTACAAAGCAGGTAAGACGATCGAAGTGAAGGGTTTGATGTTGCATAGCATTGGCACACCTCAGCCTGACGCCAAGACTATATTTGATTCTTGGAACAACAAGTCAGTCTCTGTGTGTGTACATGCCTTCATCGACGGCAAGACAGGGATAGTCTATCAGACACTTCCCTGGAAAACCAGGGGTTGGCATTGTGGAGGCTCCGGTAATGATACGCACATTGGTATTGAGATGTGTGAACCGTCCAGTATTAAGTACCGTGAGAACTCTGCTATATTTACAATATCGAATAAGATTGAAGCTCAGGCCGTAGCGATTAGAACTTATAACGCTGCGGTCGAACTTTTTGCGTCACTCTGCAAAGAATTCAATCTTGATCCTATGGGAGATGGTGTGATCCTGTCTCACGCAGAAGGTCATCAGAGAGGCATTGCTTCTAACCACGCAGATCCGGAGCATTTGTGGGCAGGGCTTGGACTGGCGTACTCTATGGACACCTTCCGTCAGGCGGTTAAAGCAGAGATGAACAAGACCGAGAACACCAGAGAAGGACTCCAGGCGACCAGTCTCAAGGGTATGAGCGAGATTGATATTTTGGAGACTGTTGCTCCGCTGTTTGTGGAGGATGAGAAGAAGACAGGGGTTCCTGCGGTTGTTTCTATGGCGCAGTGGATTCTGGAGTCTGGGTATGGGCAAACTGAGCTGGCGCAGAAGGCTAACAACTGCTTCGGTATGAAGACGGTTCTGAGCAATAATACATGGGACGGCTCAACCTGGGATGGCAAGAGTTTGTACATGAAGCGGACCGCAGAGCAGGACAAGAATGGCAACGTCTACTACATCAATGCCGGCTTCCGAAAGTATCCGTGCATCGAAGATAGTATTGCAGACCATAGTGCTTATATTCTTGGAGCAAAAAACGGAAGTAAGCTGCGGTATGCTGGAATCAAGGAAGCATCTGATTACAAAACCGCAGCGTCGATCATCAAAGACGGAGGCTATGCTACTGACATTGAGTATGTGAGTAAACTCTGTAACATCATCGAGCGGTGGAAGCTGGTGGAGATGACCGGTGGAAAGCAGACAACCATTACGACAGAGGAAACAAAGCCGTACTATAGGGTGCGTAAGAGTTGGCTTGACTCGGTGTCACAGGAAGGAGCATTCCATGATCTTGAGAAAGCTAAAGCTTGCGCTGATGCTAATCCTGGATATTCTGTATTTGATGAGTCTGGCACTGCTGTTTACACTCCGGTGGCTAAAGTGGAAACTTTTACTCCATATAGAGTTAGAGTGAAGTCCACTAAGCTGCGACTCAGGGAAGATCCTGGTCTGGATGGTGAGATCCTCGGGTATTGTCCGGTTGGTGTCTATACCATTACAGAAGAAGTGGAGAAGGACGGCAATACCTGGGGCAGGCTCAAATCTGGTTCGGGCTGGATCGCATTAGGATACACTGAAAAAGTGTAATCTGCTCCTACACAAAGTCTATATTTTAGGGCTGGAAGGCGCTTAAACACTGGATTCGCAGTTTCATCAACAGAAACTGTTACAAAGTGCTAATACGCCTAACAGCCCTTAAATACGGGCTTCTGAAAGTGCTTAGATGTACAAAAACGGGATAAAATGTAGGTAAATCATACATGTTTCCTACACTAAACCTATCGCAATTCCTACATGTTATCTTATTTTTTCGATCTCCCGTGCAAGCCATTCAGGAGACCGTTCGGTGTAGATGTGTTCTGTTATGTCGGTGATCCGATGCCCAACCATGTACTTGATAGCGTACTCGTCAACATCGTACTTCTTTGCCATAGTTACAAAGTGCTTACGCGGATCGTGCGGTTTGTGATTGCTGAGTCCGTACTTGAGTATTACTGCCTGATATTTTCTGAAGTACATGTCGTAGTTCAGGTGCGGATCAAACAGGTACTCGCTGCCGATTCTGGTTGACCTGTCGTAGAACTCTTTCACCAGTGTACGAATCCTGCTATGAATCGGCACAACACGGTTCTTACCGGCCTCTGTCTTACTGCCACCTGTGAAGGTCCAGTGCTTAATGTCGACGTTCTCAATACGCAGATCACAAAGCTCTGCAGGTCTCCAACCTGAGTAACACTGAATGACGATCATGGCTGCGTACGGGTCATTGATATTTTTCCACAGAGTTCTGATCTCTTCATCTGAGAATGCTGTATGACAGTCACCGGATGACACGGTGTACTTGTGACGGAATTTCCTGGCAACGTTCTGCTCTACGTAGCCGTTCTCTACCGCATAGTCGAAGAACATGTTAAGCATTGTCTTGACTCGTGACGATATGATCGGCGTGATATTTTTGGTTTCTCCTCTCATACTGACAAAATGACCGTTGTTGAGAATCTCTTTCAAATCTGAGACTTTAACGTCGTTAATCTTCAAGTTCTCAATCGGCTCGCAGTACCTCCAAAAGCCTCTTGTTGTTGCGGCGTTCTTATCACTGATTGTCTTGCTATATTCTTCAATCCATTGTTCGTAGACTTCTTTAACTGTGGTTGACTGTCGTTTTTCTTCAGGTGTTCTGTTGTAGTCCACCAGAGCAGCATAAGCTTCGTTGTATGTCTCGAAGTACCCAACCGGTTCCAGGGTCTTACAAATCGGTCTGCCTTCCGGAGTCTTACCAACTGTAACCATGGCTCTGAAAGGTTTCCTCAGATTACGGTTCTTGATCTCCGAAATCTGTCCAAAGCCATTGGGGAGTCGTCTATATTTTCTGGGTTTGGTTTGTTTCCTAGGATAGTAGTTAGGTGTCATTAGATAGCCGCAGTGCGGACAGAATGCTGCTTTGTCTGACACTTGTAATTCACATTCAGGGCAAGTAGTTAGCATCGTTCAACCTCCTTTCATGATCAGTGTATCTATATTTCGCATTACTTTCAAGCTCTATTATGGAAAAGAAACTTGCTATTACGAAAGGAGATTACTATGAAGAGAAAAGAACTGAATAACGAAACTGTAGTTTACAACGAATCGGATTTCCTGTATAAGGTGAAGAACCTGAAGAGAAAGTTTGGTGTGATTAACACAGTTGTGTTGAAGGACAAGGATGGTAAAGAGACGTTTAGAGTAAGCAAGTTCTAATTCCAAGAGAGGGCTCATTATTTGGGTCCTCTCTTTTCTTTGGATACGCGGGTGACGTAAATCTGCAATAAAGTGCTGTTTGTAATACCAGAAAGGAGGAACGGTATGGACAGCACAGAATTCGGCAAAGGCTCGGTGCCAATTGAGGTGGTAGCACAGGTATACGGCAAGGACAGATCCTGGGTTAGAGCAGGACTAATCACAGGATGGCTACCAATCGGATTTGCCACCAGAAACGGAGAACGAGTAACAGAGATTAACACGACAATCAAGCAAGGACGAATCAATTACTATGTCTCACCGAAGAAACTCTATGAAGAAACAGGATACGTATGGAGAGGAGATTGCAAATGAGCACAGTAATTCGTCCGGAGATAACAGAGAAGAGCAAGTACTATATTTCGAAACATCGTTACTATGAATTGAAACACTACTGTCTTCAGTATCCGGAATGGCAGAAGGAATACCTGACTCTCGGAGCGGTAAGAGGAGGCGGTATAGTGAGTCTAGAGCAGAGTGAGTTTAGTGATCCTACAGGAGATGCTGCAGTAAAGCGCTATGCTCTTACTAAGAAAATGCAGCTAATTAAAGACACAGCAGAGCTCGCAGACCCTGAGCTTGCTATCTATATTTTCGAAGCTGTTACTAAAGGAGTGTCATTCACCTATCTGAAGATGGTTATGGGAATGCCGGCAGAGAAGAAGATGTATTACGACCGTTATCGTAAGTTCTTCTGGTTACTCAACTGTTCGCATTAAAACTGAGTCCTAGTATGGGAAACAGACGTTCACAAAAAAGGAGGTTACTATGGACGAAAAGATTATTGAATTGGCTACGAACGCATTTAATAATGCTAGTAAACCCAACGCAACGCCGGCAGATCTCAAGCTGGCAGCAGAGTATGCTAAGATCTTGAACGCTGAGAGCGATCGGAATCTCGAATTGAAGAAGCTTGAAGTCGAAGAAGCTAATCTCAAGTACAAACTTGCGGTAGAGCAGACGACCGAGAAGCTGAAAATCGAGGCTGAAGAGAAACAGAAGAAGAAAGACAGGAGGATGACTGCAGTCAAGCTTGGCGTCTTGACCGGCGTTACTGTTGGCGGGTTTATTGCAGAGAATCATTATATGTTTACTAGCTGGTTTACAAAGAATTTTATTCAGAGAGCCGACCGTCTGTGACCTAAAGAGAGGGGGCTTCGGCCTCCTTTCGTTTTCGCATATTTTTTCCTTCCTTTTATGGAATGATGGTCCTTTAGGGAAGGAGATTGAACTATGAATTTTGATAAGATCAAAGTTGTAACGTTTATGAAAAATCTGCATTTCACATTGATTATCACGTTAATTCTGCTGAAGCTTTACGGAGTCACACTTCTGATTCCCAACTGGCCGATAAACGAAGTTGGGATGATGAACTTGATTCTTAAACTCTTCAGCGGATTTCTGGTATTCAAGATTTGGGAGCAGATTCTGAAAAGAAGACGAGCAAAAGAAGAGAAAGAAGAATTTAATAGACAGTACTATTCAAAGAAGAGATAACATCATTCCAAGATTGGGAGCATTTTGCTCCCTTTCTTTTTCGCATTTTTTTATCCTCCTAGTATGGAAAGACATGGATTAGCTATGTAGTTCATATATGTAAACATTCAATTACAAAGGAGGAAACTAAAATGACGAGAGGAAGAAAACTTATGGAAACGACTTATGCAGAACTTGGATCTGAACTGGAGAGAATGATTGTGGAAGGGTATAGCGAGAAAACTATATTTTGGCCGAACGTTAGTCCAGAAGCAGCTCTGAGTAGAGCAAAGTCGTGCATCAAGTATTGGAACTTTAGACAACTGGAGTGTCACCGGAGTGGTAATAGAGTTTATGTAACGAACGCTATGGCTAAGCCGTGGCTTTAATGGAAAGGGGGCTTCGGCCTCCTTCTATTTTTGCAAAAAAGGAGGTCTGTTTTGAAACCTATGACAGGTGAAGAATACATGAAATGGTATGCGGAACAATGTAAAGATTTTGCCGTTAATGTTTTTACTCTGGTCGGTTGCAGTCATCTGGTCTACGAGCGTTGTACAGTGTTATTCGACGAGAAGAAATGTGTCAGAATTGTCCAGCAGCATTACAATCCGGAAACCAGACATACATGGTGGGCAGAGGTTGATCCGAAGTTGTTGTCACTTATCTGTTGTCAGAATAAGAGTTACGAGTGGTTTAACGAGAAAGCAGTGCCTCTTGATTCCAAAGTTATCCCTGCGTATACCATACGCCAGGTAATGTGGGCTTTACGAGTTAAACCAATGCCGAAATTACCCTGGGAGACATCATTTGATCATTCTCCCATTTGATTTTCGCACTATTTTTTCTCCCTATTATGGAAAGACGTCATCAGTATTTATTAAAGGAGGATACAATTATGATGACAATTATTACGAAGTACTTTGTGACGGCTATGATCATTGCAACGGTTATGAACCTCACCTGTGGATTGATGGCGGTGACAAGATTGATGCATATGCAGCCCAAGAGATTCAGCGGTAATACTGAACTCATTGTGACAGCGTTTCTCTATCTTGCTAACCCCATGAACGCACTGGTGTTCATGGCAGCTAGTGATGATGAAGTCGGTAAAGTAATTGAAGGAATTGTAAACCATTTTGAGACTATCGAATATGAAATGGAATATGACGTCAACCTGGAAGCCGAGGAAGCTTAAGTATTCGGGAGTCATGTGAAAGAGCATGGCTCCCTTATATTTTTCAAAGGAGGGGTTTGAATGCTGATACCAATTGCTTTGATTCTATTGGGTGTTATCGCAGGAGCTCTAATTGTCCTGCTTTGCAAGGTGAGTATTATCTTCGCTGAGCTATTGCTGTTCTATCTGATACTCGTCGTAATATTCCTGAACTTCTGATTCGCACTGTTTTTGGTGTGTAGTATGGAAACGGTATTCAACTATTTTTCAAGGAGGATTACTTATGAAAACATTGTTTATCATCTTTATCATTATGATGCTGTTTAGAATCGTTGGCTATCTGTTCTGCGCGTTTAACATGGCGGCATACATGAACCGAAATCCTGGTCTTGGATTCTCACACGAATTTTATAGATCACTTGAGATTGCTGGGTTTCTGTCACCGTACATAACAATCGCGTGGGGATTGATAATTGCTAACGGATACAGACCCATCATTAAGTTTATGATTGATAACGATATTATATGCGTAATCATTGACGAAGAAGAGGAGGACGATAACGTTTGAAAGACCGGGGGTCATGTGAAAGAACATGGCTCCCTTTCTTTTCGCACTACTTTTTGGGTGCATTATGGAACGGTAACTATTCATCTATATTTAAAAAGGAGGAAATTATGGACGCTAGAAAACTTGGTTTATTGGGACTCGGACTGTCGATTGGATCCGTCATTGCAAATAGCATGCAGGCGAACGAAATCGAAAAGGAAAGAGAGGCAAAGGAAAAGTTTATGGAGTCCAGGGTTCGGTACCTGGAAAGTCTGATGAATAACAAAACCGAGGAATAATATCAGAGGGGTCATGCAATAGGAAAGCATGGCTCCTCTATATTTTTTGAAAGGAGAATTCATGAGGCTCAAGAATTTTATTAGCGATAATAAGGAACATTTCTTCATCGGTCTTGGTGTCTCGTTCATCTGCGGCGGTGTAGCTAAGGTTTATCATACTACAGTGCGTGTTGTGAAGAGAGATCCTGACAAGTCCGAGAAAGATATTCTCAAAGACAACATCAAAGAGTTTTTGCCTGCTGGGTTAATGGTGGGTACGGGCATTGGTATGATTGGTACCGGTGTTGCCGGTATTGATAGTAAGTTGATCGAAACCACAGCAGCTTATGCCCTGCAACAAGGTGCAGCGGAACGGTATAAAGAAGCAGTTGCAGAGACTGTAGGCCCGTCAAAAGAACGGCAGGTCGAACAGAAGGCAGCGGAGAATAGAATTGAGGAAGTTGAAAAAGCTACGACCATTAATGACATCGAAGAAACCGGTTGTGGCTCTGCTTTGTTTATCGACGACTGGACCGGAACTATATTTAGGAGTTCTGTCGAGCAGATCGACAAAGCAATTAACAAGATTCAGTTCGATATGAACAATGGTTTCAACGATGCAGCTTTAAATGAGTTGCGTTCGGAGATGTGCCTCAAGAGTGTAGGTGGCGGACGTAATTACGGATGGGTAGCGTCTGATCACCTGGATAAGCGAATCGAGTATGGACAGTACAAGGGAACGCCGTGTGGAGTTCTATATTTTGTACCAGAGCCACATAAGATCTGATTCGCACTACTTTTTGGGTGCATTATGGAAACGGTAACAACAAATTAACATATTTTTAGGAGGTTTAATTATGGCAGAAATGATGGAGCAGAATCAGGTTGTTGAGCAGGCTGTGCAGGTTGTTGAGAACACGGTAGCGCCGGCGGTTAAGTCTGGTGCGTTGAACAACTTCATGAGCAAGCCCGAGGCGAACTACTTCGCCGCGACTGCACTGGGTGTCGTGGCAGGGTCTGTTGCAATTGCAGCAGCAGGACCGCTGTTCAAGACAGTCAAGAAGACGGCGAAGAAGGTCGTGAAGGTACTGAAGGAAGACGACGACAAGACCGCTAACGCTCAGGCAACTACACCTGAAGTACAGGAGCCGATGATCGAGGAACCGACCATCGAGGTCAAGACGACCGCTAAGAAGAAGTAATTTGTAACTGAACCATCCACGTAAGGGAGCTACGGCTCCCTTATATTTTTTGAAAGGATCGTGAGTATGGCTGAAGTGAAAGGTCCTGAATTAAAGGGCCAGGTTAAAGGAGAGCTTGTACCACCGAAGAAAGTCGAAAGTACACGAAAGAAGTTCGAAAAAGCAATGATTGCAGAAGACGTGAACGCAGCACTTACCAACGTCCTCTGGAACAGAGCTGTGCCGGGTTTCAAGAGAGCATTCATGGAAACTCTGCATGGAACGATCGACGCGTTCTTCAACTGGAGCGCTACTCCGTCGAACAAGACTCCAACCCAGTATAACAGTTTCTATGGAGGGGCTGTTAATTACAACCGGATGGAGCAAATCTCAGAAACGTCTAGCCTCAGCAGACCCAGCAGTTTGCGCGAGATCCCTTTTGATTTGAAAGAGGACGCGATTAATACTCTGGCGTCCATGCGGTCTGTGATCGAGGAAACAGGTTTTGTAACAGTCAACATGGTATGCGGATGGCTTAAAAAGAGCTGTGATTACACCTGGAATGATTATGGGTGGAACAATCTGGATACGGCTACTGTGACGTATGACCAGGGAAGGCAGGCATGGGTTCTGCACCTTCCAAAATGCAGTCCTATCAATCGGTAAAAGGAGGAATTACTAATGAATATTATGACAACAGGTAAGATGTGGTTCAAAACGTATGGCGCCGAGTTCAAGCTTGGTGTTGGTGTCGCTTTTATATTTGGCGGCTTAATCTCTGCATTTAAGGCAGACAAGGAACAGATTGATGAAGCTAAGGAAGAAATCGGATTCCTGCATGAGAACAAGGAGCGCATCCAGTTTGAGGAGTCCGAGGGAGTTTACAACGGGCAGCTTGTCCGGGCGTACAGAAAGCTTGCAGTGGAGTTAGTCAAGGCTAACGGACCTGCTATATTTCAGACTTGTGTTGGTACTGGTCTTGTAATGAGTGCTCACGCGGATGTGCGTAAAGAAGCCATTGCCTATGGTGGTCTTGCTCTGAGTCTCTCTAAGCAGGTGCGTGACATGGAGAAGCGTATCGAGGAAGAGTATGGTAAAGACGCAGCGACTCGAATCCGGTATGGCCTGGACACGGAAGAGGTTGAGGTTTCGGACGAGAACGGTGAAGTACAGAAGGAGACGGTCACGATCGGGAAACCGAACTGGTATGACGACTCGTACATGGTCAAGATCGAGAAAGGCTGTCGAGGCTATATTTTGAACAAACCTCTGAGAGAAGCGGAACGGATGTCACTCCAGGATTGGGTCAATAATCGAATTGACGTCCGCCAGTCTGAAATGCCGACTAAGGTTGGGTTCTGCTGGTTGAACGAAGCTTTGGACGAAGCGCATTTCAGACTGGTGGAGTGCGGTCAGAACATCGGCTGGATTTGCGATCCGAAACACCCGGACCAGAGCGAGTACTGCATCATAGAGGAGATCACGATCAACGGCGAGTTATACTGGGTATTCAAGAATGTCACACCGATTATGGATCGTATATTTCGATGATCCGTCACAGATCTTCGACTATGCACATTGGCTATTCTAAAAGGAGGTATTTATGGACCGCAATGAACTGATCTATTGCGCTGCCGGGTTTGCAGTTGGTATTGCTGCGACATTTGCTTTCAAGGCAGCAAAGACACTTTACTGGAAAAAGAAACTGAGAAAGAACTATGAAGAAAACATGGTCCGTGACCTGAGTGATCCGGTGGTTAAGGAACCGGCTCCTCAGGAAGAGTTTAAGGAGGTGCACGAACAGGTGTCGGAAGTGCTTAAAGAATACCAGCCGACTCCGGATGAAGGCCCCTACATCATCACAGAAGAAGAATTCTTCGAAGGCGAAGGTGTGGGTTACACGTATGAGATTGCATACTTTGCGGATAAGCGGTTTGGCGTGATCAACTTGGTAGAAAACGAGGTTGATCCGGTGGATCCGAATGTTATATTTGGCAACGTAACTGATGATGTCATCAAGGCATTCGAAGATCATCCGGACCTTGATGTAGTTTATGTACGGGATGAGGACAAGGAAGTGCAGTTCGAGGTTACCCGGGACTATCGAAAGATCGAAGATCTGACTTCTGCTCCGTTATTATCCGCAATGGAGGTTTATGAAGAATAATCTATATTTCAAATGGCTCTGTGACAAAGTGGTTGCAGAGCCGAATCAATACAATAAGTTGCTTAGTCATCTGTTCAGTAAGCCGTACAATCCAAGATGCGAGTTGGACAAAGATCGGGCAACTGATGGTCTATATTTGAGAAAGGAGTACTTCGGGGAGATCTCAGACGAACCCTGTTCTGTCCTGGAGATGATGGTTGCTCTGGCAGTTCGTTGTGAAAAGTCAATCATGTCAAATGACGATAAAGGTGATAGGACGAGTCAGTGGTTTCTTGAGATGCTTGTTAGTTATGGTCTTGGGCAGATGACCGACGACAATTTCGACAGCATGTATGTAGACTCATGCCTGGAAATTAACAATCCGTTCTCGGTTAACTCACCGGTAGATATGCATCGGATGCCAATTTGGGATCAGATGCAGCTATATTTAATAGAGGTTGCAGTTGATGAAGGCATTCTTAAAAAGGAGGATCTGAAATGGGTAACAACGTAAACAACAACGTCAACAACGTCAACAGTGGCAAGAAGTATGCAATGATCAAGGAAGCACTGCATCTGGCAAAGGATAGCAAGAACTGGATCGAGACGAACGCACCGACGATCGAAGACAACTTCAATAGCCTCTTCGATTATAAGTACGCAAGCTTTGATCAGATCAATAAAATGACCGATACGTACAATAAGCAGATCAAGAGGATCGGTAGCGACATCGGTGAGTTGAATAGCAGAGCCAACAACTTGGCTGGTGTCGTGATTGGCTTAAGCATCCTGACCGGCATCTATATTCTGAAGACCACGGTGCTGGAAGACGATATGAAAAAGGTTAAGCACACACTGCTGGAGAATAAGAAGGAAGAGTAACCATGGCGCTGGATTTCATGCAGGTCACGACCACCCAAAAGAAATTGGGCGTGTATGAAATCGCTCCAGAATTCTTGATGGGTAAGTCGAAAGACCTCATGATCCGAGGTGAAGACTTCTATGCTATCTGGGATGAGGAGCGTGGCTTCTGGTCAACGGACGAAGATGACGCGATACGACTGATTGACGCAGAGACCAGGAAGGTTGCTGATGAAGAGGTAGCCAAGAGAGGACCTGAAGTTAAAGTCAAGCCCAGGTACATGCGTTACAGCAGCAGTGGAATGATTGACAAGTTCCATAAATACTGCAAGTCACAGATGCGCGAAAACTTCCATCCGCTGGACGAGAAGCTTATATTTGCAAACACTGAAGTAAAGAAGACAGATTATGCCAGTAAGAAGCTGGACTACGATCTGTCAGAGGGTCAGACTCCAGCATACGACGACCTGATCTCCACGCTATATTCTCCGGAAGAGAGACATAAGATAGAGTGGGCGATTGGGTCGATCGTGCAGGGTGACTCTAAGAAGATCCAGAAGTTCATTGTTCTGTATGGTGCTCCTGGCACAGGTAAAGGTACTATCATTAAGATCCTGGAATTGCTCTTTCAGGGATATTCTAAGGCGTTTGAGGCTAAGGTTCTTGGCTCTTCAAACGCCTCTTTTCCTTTGGAGCAATTCAAGACGAATCCATTGGTAGCTTATGACCACGATGGTGATCTGAGCAAGATTGACAACAATACCAGACTCAACTCATTGGTGTCTCATGAACCTATGCCGGTGAATGAGAAATTCAAGGCTACGTATACTATAGCGTTCAAGTGCATGTTATTCATTGGGTCAAACAAGCCGGTAAAGATTACAGATGCCAAGTCTGGTCTCATCCGAAGACTCATCGACGTGTCGCCTACAGGCGTGACTTTGTCTCCTGAACGATACGAGGATGACATGGAGAAGATTCACTTCGAGCTTGGCGCCATAGCGTATCACTGCAAGCAGGTATATTTGGAGAACCCCAAAGCTTACAACGACTATGTGCCAACAACGATGCTCGGCGCTTCGAATCATCTCTACAACTTCATAGAGGAGATGGAAGAGGAGTATGAGCAGGCAGATGGTGTGACTCTCAGGATTGCCTGGGATCAGTACCAGAAGTGGTGTGATGCGTCTAGGATCACCTATCCTCTGTCAAGGCTTGCATTCCGTGAAGAGCTGAAAAACTATTTTTCAGAATACATCGACAGAGGTGAGTTACCGGATGGCACCAAAATTCGTCAATATTATTCCGGGTTTGACATGTCTTTAATGCGGCCAATTGTTGAAGAGAAACAGAAGATCAAACCATGGTTAATGCTTGATGAATGTGATTCTATATTTGACAAGCTTTATTGCGATTGTCCTGCTCAGTATGCAAATGCAAAGGAGACTCCGAAAGTTGCATGGGCAAACTGCACAACGATTTTGTCTGACCTGGACACACACCAGTTGCACTACGTTAAAGTTCCGTCTGAGATGATTGTCATTGACTTCGACCTGAAGGACAAGGAAGGCAACAAGTCTCTGGAGCTTAACGTGGAAGCAGCGAACAAATGGCCGCCAACGTATGCGGAACTCAGTAAAGGTGGTCAAGGAATCCATCTGCACTATCTATATTCTGGAGACGTCAGTAAACTCAGTAGTTTCTATGGCGAGAGCATTGAAGTCAAGGTCTTTACTGGCGGTTCTTCTCTGAGGAGAAGACTTACAAAATGCAACGAATTGAGTATTGCTTCTATCAATAGTGGTTTGCCATTAAAGGAGGAAAAGCATGTGGTGAATCAAAAGCAGATCCAGGACGAGCAACACTTGCGCAATCTGATTCAGAAGTGCATGAATCGGGAAACAGATCTGAAGCACACTAAGCCGATCATCGACTTTATATTTAAGTTGTTTGAAGAGGCATACGAAAGCGGGGTGACATATGACTTAACTCCAATGCGTACTGCAATAGCTCAGTTCGCTGCTGGTAGCTCAAACAATCCGCAGTACTGCCTGAGAGTAGTTAACATGATGAAGTTCCGAAGTAAAGACGCGCTGATGGATTACAACGTTGATCCTGACACGCCAGGAGCAACAGGACCAATTGCGTTCTATGACATTGAGATTACAGCACCTGGGGAGACCGAAGAAGAGGAAGCGTGCTTTCTGGTGTGCTGGAAGATCTACAAAGAGCCTGTCGTCCACAAACTGTACAACCCGTCACCTGAGTTTATGGAGAAACTGTTCGTGATGAACGAGGCAGAGATCCGTTGGGGTGGTTTCAATAATCGCAAGTACGATAATCATATGGTCTATGCGCGTGCTGGCGGTTACACTGTTCCACAGCTATATTCTCTGAGTAGTAAGCTCATCGGATACAAAGCCGGTAAGGATCGTGGCCGTGACATGGATCCACACTTCAGTGTGGCATATGGTATCTCTGAGTTCGACCTTTGGGAGATTGCATCGAACAAGCAGAGTCTTAAGAAGTGGGAAATCAAGATGAAGAAGCCCCACAAAGAGATGCCATGGCCCTGGGACAAGCCTATGCCCAAGAGCATGTGGGAAGAACTGGGTAAGTACTGTGCTAACGACGTTCTGGCGACAGAAGCGTTGTATGACTATATTTATCCGGAAGTCCAGGCGCATGAGATGTTGGCCAAACTGGCGACAGTGATTGGTGGTGTTCCCTGTAAACTCAATGACAACGGTAACGCAATTGTCCAGAACATGTTGTTCGGTGATGACAGACATCCTCAGGATCAGTTTAACTACCGTAATCTTGGTGAGAAAACCGACGATACCATGTGGTGTTACAAGGACTTCTTGGCAGGAGATCCTAAAGCTCACATCAAGTATGGCAAACCCTACTTCCCTGGCTACACTTATATTTACAGCAAGGAAGAGCGACGTATGGTGTCCTTGTATAGGGACGAGGATGGTTCTGAGTTGCCGAAGGAGAAGCAGTCTCCTAAGCGTAAGCACAAAGAAGTCCGTGAAGGTGGGTACGTCTGGTCACAGCCAGGAATGTATATGGCAAAAATCCCGGGGGAGAGAATTGCTCAAACTGAGGATGTAGCTTCTATGCATCCCAGAAGTATCATAGCCGAGAATCTCTTTGGCAAGTACACGTCACGATTTGCAGATCTGGTACAGCTGCGTATATTTATTAAGCACAAGGACTACGAATCGGCGCGTAAGATGTTTGGTGGTATCCTTGCTCCGTTCCTGCAGGACGAGAAATCGGCTAAGATCGTTGCTCATGCTCTGAAGATTGCTATCAACAAAGTCTATGGTATGACGTCGTCACCTGAGGATTACTTCAGGTGTAAGGACCCGCGCAACGTTGACAACATCGTCGCTAAGCGTGGTGCATTATTCATGATTGACCTCAGACATGCAGTCGAGGAGCAGGGCTTTACAGTCATTCACATCAAAACAGACTCGATCAAGATCCTCAATCCGACAAACGAGATCATCGACTTTGTCAGAAGGATGGGCGATGCATACGGCTACACGTTCGAGACAGAAGCTATATTTGATAAGATCTGCCTCGTGAACGACAGCGTCTATGTTGGTCACTGTACCTTAGATAGTCCTGCAGAGTCGTCTTCGCCAGGTGACTGGGTATTCACGGGAGAAGAGTTTAAAGAACCGTTTGTAGCCAAGACACTCTTCACGCACAAACCTCTGGAGTTGGAGGACCTCTCGATCGTTAAGACGTCTAAGGACGCTCTATATTTAGACATGAACGAGGGGCTTCCGGATGTGAGTCTGGAGGAAGAAGAACTCAAGAAAGTCAAGGCTATCCTGAAGGTGTTCCCTGGTGAGGACACGGACAAGATGGAGAGGCTAATGAAGAGCTTCTACAACAAGTACGGTCTATATTCTGAGGACATCACCGTTTGGGAAGACCTTAAGACCGAACTTGAGGAGACAATTGCAAAAGGACATGACTATGTGTTCATTGGTAAGACCGGCGCTTTCACACCAGTTAAGGAAGGTTGTGGGGGAGGCCGGTTATTAGTTTGCAAGGAAGGCGAGTATAGTTACGCCTCTGACGCAAAGGGTTACAGGTTCTTAGAAACAGAAACGATTGAGACACTTGGTAAGCAGGAAGACATCAACATGAACTTCTTTATTTCAATGGCAGACGCAGCGAAAGAGCACATTGAAAGAGTAACAGGTGGAGACTTTGAGATGTTCGTATCAAACGACGTAGAGCCTCTGCCTGATTTCATGAACGTTCCAATTACCGATAACGAAGAAATTCCATTTTAAAACAAGGAGAATAACATGAGCAAGACTATGAGAGTATTCAGAGACAAAGAGTTTGCACGTAACTTCCGGATCGAGGGAGTCACTGGTGATGATATTCTGTGGAAGGATTTCGTGAGACGTGGTAACCCGCAGAAGGGAGTGCCGGCTGGTGGTCTGGCCACCTTCGCAATTAAGTTTAACTCCCCGAACGCAGGGAATGCCGTGATCAGTCAGCTTGAGGAGCTGTACGACGTACGTACCACCCTGATCGTGCCTCATGAAGAGGATCAGGAGCCGTACAAGATTATTAAAGTCTCAGCTCGTTTTGACGTAGCACCGCCGACGATCGTCCTGCATAAGGGTGACGAGGACGTGGTCCTGTCGCATCGCGTACAGAAGGCCAGAAAGGAAGATAGAGTTGATCCGATCACTGTTGCCGAGTTCAACGAGAACATTTCCCAGCTGCAGCGTGTTGTGATTGACCATCTGAACGTGGACATTAACGTCTCAAAGGAAGGCAAGCCCTATATTTCCAGAATGGATGTCTGGCAGAAGCTGGATGACGAGGGTATGCCTATGTTCTTCGAGGCGAAGCGGGAGTTTGAGCCGCTGACAGAAAGTGAGTTTGACTTCTGATGAGAATAGGTTTGGTTAAAGGCGATAAGGTCGTTGAGGAATTTGCCTCAGCGGCCGAAGCCGCAAAAGAATTTAACGTGTCAAAGAGACTGATTTCAAGAGCGATTCATGAAGGAATCAAGGTTAGAGGAAAGTATGAGTTTGTTGCATTAGAAAAGAAGGAGAAGCGATGATCTATATTCAGGCGAATGGAGATGTTACTAAGAAAGACGAAGACATTATTAATCAGCCAAGTCATTATGCAAACGGAACGGATAACTTTGAGTGCATTGACATGATGACCGCGGTCTTCGGCAGAGAGCACATGCAATACTACTGCCTCCAGACAGCGTTCAAGTATATTTGGAGAATGGGTAACAAGGATTCCCTGGAAGACGATGCAAGGAAAGCCGAATGGTTTCTGAAGCGTTACAAGACATACATTATGGGAGAAGAGAAGAAGCAGCTCAAGAGCATCTATGATGTCTTGCATGACACGCTGGAGCACAAGGCGGGAGACTTCCTGCTGGATCTGTGATTCGCATCAGAATTTGCCTATATTTTGGAAAGGAGGATTTGCTATGGACGAGTTACTGAAAATCAAGTTCGAAATCTACATGAAGGAGACCAAAAAGAAGATCAAGGATGCCGCTCAGTGGTGTGCAGACAACAAGGAAATTTCTGTGCCTATTATTGTGGGTACAGCAGCGATCATCACTAAGCTTGGAAAGGCAGGCGTAACGATGGCGATGCAGAACCACAATGACAAGGCGCGACTGAACCGTGTCTACGACCCGTCGAACGGCTATTACTTGGATCTCAAGAGAGCACTCCGCACTTACGAGAAAATTGAACTTGACGCACGCCGGCGTGATGGCGAAAGTGTCACACAGATCCTTGCTGACATGCGGCTTCTTAAGTGAAGCACAAAGGAGGTCCCTTCGGGGGCCTCTTATATTTTTCAATTCGATTAGGAAAAGAAGAGAGATGAATTGGAAATGAACGGAGACGAATTGGATGAGCACCGAAATGAAAAGCGACGGAGTTGATCTGTGGTGAGTTGAAGTGGATTGGAACGGAACAGAACGGGATGTGCGTGGAGATGAGTTGAACCGAGTTGGATAGGCTGAGCACGGAATAGCATAGAAATGGATTAGCACCGAAACGAAACGGAGTCGAATAGAATTGAGTGGAGCTGAAGAGGATTAGCTGGGTGATGCAATGAATCGAGGAGCATTGTTAAGTTTATATTTAAAAAAGGAGGATTCAACTATGAAGGAAATGAGAGTAAGACTGACGTTTACTGAAGAGGTTCTTGGCGGTAGCTGTGCGGATCCGGAGATCCATCGCAAGTACATCGCTAGCAACAGCAAGAACACGGAGAAGATTGAAGAGGAGGTTGCAGCAGTGACCTCTGAGGAAACCGTGGATGACAAGAAGACCATCTTCCCGAAGCAGGACGGGAAGCCTTTCGCATATGACTACCAGATTCGTGGGTTCTTCAAGGATGCCTGTGGAATGCTCCGTTACGTGACGGACAGCAAGTCGAGCAAGCTCACGGCATACAAGAAGAAGATCGACGGTACTATATTTGTGAAGGACCGCAGAAACTTCTTCTATGACTACGACGAGATCGGTATCTGCCAAAGACCGTTGAGAGCAGAGACAGCACAGGGGCCGCGCGTGGCTCTTGCATCCAGTGAGTCATTGCCGGCTGGTACGAAGCTGGAATTCACGGTTGTCTGCCTGAATGACACTTACATGCCGTATGTTGAGGAGTGGTTGGACTATGGCAAGTACAAAGGATTCTCGCAGTGGAGCAACTCTGGTAAGGGACGGTTTGAATGGGAGGTGGTTGAATGATTGAGCTGTGGCGCGAGTATTCTGGTGAGGGTATCGTATATTCTGGATGGACTGAAGTCTATAACGATCTTCTTGAACAGTTAGCCATAGACTTTAAATTAGACACCGCCATTCTTCAATGGTTCAACGTTGCAATCAGCTCTGATGCAGCAACACGGCCGAAGTATAATGCTTTGTGGATCGTTCTGCACGAAGACAGCTTGTACGACTACTACCGTAAACGCATATCAGACCGATGGTTTGAACTCGTAGACGACCACAGTCAAGATGATGCGTATAAGTTCACGCTCTATAAAAAGACAGAACACAAGTACCATGACGGCGACGAACTTGTTGAGGTTCTTATTTGCGAAGTCGAGTCAAAGAATTGTGTATCTCAACTCGTACTTAAGCCGAAGAAAAAGTGGAGGGTACGATGAGAGAATACCAGACATACTCTATGGAAACCAAATACGTAACTGACAGCGTGTCAATACTCAAAGTAAAGGAGGATCTTTGCAATATGAACGTCAAACAGTTCCTGTGCTATGCCAACACCGACGCTGAAATCTATATTAATAATGATGAGCTGGAGTGGCCGGTCGAGCCAAAGGTTGTCGTTAAGAAGTTCACGAGCGTGATAGAGCGTAGTTTGCTACTCTCTGAGAAACTTCTGAATGCGGAGGTGCTTGAAGTTAAGCACGGTAAGAAAGGTAAGTGCATCAGAGTTCTTGTGAATGTGGAAGGAGTGGAAGAGAGTGATTAAGTACGAAGCGGTTCTGTTCGATAACTATAAAAACGTATATTCTCAGGAGACAGTAACGTACTTCCTTAACTGCGACGACAGAGAGTATGCTCCAAATGAGGTGCATAGTAAAATCTGTGACATTCTGCATATGGACGTCATCGGAAACGTAATTGTCACTGCTACGATTCAGGGTGAGTGGACTTTGCTTGTGAATTGGACACACACGATGGCCAAGTTCGGATTCCGGTCCGAGGAACTTCACGCAACGATGGACGATAGTTCGGGTAGCTTTACACTGATCATCAACCGTAATGAAGACACCAGCAGACGACTGGGGATTCTGATCAAGAGGCACTGATATGCCATTCTTATATTCTTATCAAAGGGATGCAGCCAACCGTATGCATAACGGTTGTATCCTGTACGGAGAGTACGGTCTTGGGAAGTCCAGGACCGCGCTCTCTTATTTTTTTGAGCAATCTGGTGGTTTGGTTGATGCTCAGAACGGGCCGGTTAAGGATATGGTCCATATGAAGAATCTGTACATCATCACGACTGCCAGAAAGCGTGACACGCTCGAATGGGAGAAGGACATGGGACCTTTTGGAATGACACCGAAGACAATGCCGATTGTCGTGGACTCGTGGAACAACATCGGAAAGTACGAGAACGTTGAAGGAGGGTTCTTTATATTTGATGAGCAGCGAGTTGTCGGTAAAGGCGCTTGGGTTAAGTCGTTCCTGAAGATCGCGAAACACAATGAATGGGTGCTGCTGTCTGCTACACCGGGTGACACTTGGATGGATTACGTTCCTATATTTATCGCAAACGGCTTTTACAAAAACAGGACGGAATTCAATAGCAAACATGTGGAGTTCTGTAGGTACGTCAAGTTTCCGAAGGTTGAGAAGTACTGGAACACGGGAGTCCTCAATTACTACAGAAGAAAGATTCTGGTGCCTATGGAATTCGACCGTCCTACAAGACCACATGACGAAGTAGTGCATTGCAAATACAACATCAAAATGTACAAGGAAGCGATTCGTTCGAGGTTTGATCCATTTAAGAACGAGCCTATGCAGAACGCGGCTTCCATGTGTTATGTCTTGCGTAGAATTGTCAACTCTGATCCGGATCGACTGGAGCAGTTGCTTGAAATCGTGAGAGTAAGAAAGAAGGCACTTATATTTTATAACTATGATTATGAACTCAACGCTCTCAAGCTATTGGATTATCCGCCAAACACAAAGATCAGAGAATGGAACGGTCACAAACATGAAAAAATCCCGGAGGGGGACAATTGGATTTACCTCGTTCAGTACGCTGCCGGTGCAGAGGGTTGGAACTGTACTACCTGCAACACGGTTATATTCTATAGCCAAAACTATTCATACAAGACGACTAAACAGGCAAAGGGAAGAATTGACAGATTGAACACGCCGTTCAAGAATCTGTACTATTACACGCTTGTGAGCACATCTGGTATTGATCTGGCTATACAGAAAGCACTGAACGAGAAGAAGGACTTTAACGAATCGACATTTGTCGTCAAATGAAAAGGAGGAAACTATGACTATATTCTTTAAGAATGGAAACGTTCTGGATGATCAGAAAGTTGATAGTATTGGACCGTCTCGTGCAGTTGAAGGGTTCATCTGCCTGAACGATAAGCTGGGTCATTGCCGGTACTATCTGAATGCTGCTGAGATCCTGTACATCGACGCAAGAAAGGAAGACAACAATATTAAGCCTCATCCGGTGGATACCGACTTCGGTTTCAAGAAGATGAGGAAGTACTAATTATGGCAAAGTATAGTTGGTACAGTAAGTATGAGTTTGTTAACGGCAAGCCTAACATCGTATGGCTTAATCCACATGTTGAGACATTTTTTGACATACCCGATTGGCCTGAGTACAAGATCAGTAATCTTGGCACGGTTTTGAGTCTGAGAAGTGGCTTATATTTAAAACAGTACAAGACACATCGTGGACATCCTCAAACACACGTGTATCTGACCACTTGGGAAGGACAGCGGGTGCAGATGAACGTTATGAAGCTGATGCGTAAAACATTCTTTATACCAAAGAGCTTTAGATTGCAATTGCAAACAAAAACCTAAAAAACCTCTGCGAAAACGACACGGAAAAAATGGTCCAAAAACGGTTTTTTATCCAAGGCAATTTTTTTGGTTTTCGCAAAACCGCGTTTTATGACAAAAATTCCGTGTCGTTTTCGCAGAGAAAAAGTGCCTTGAGCCCAGTGTTTATGCGGGTTCTGGGGTTTTTGTCAAAAAAATTTAACATCAAGTTAGTAAAAAAAAAAAAAAAAAAAATTAAAAAGAATTTGTACCCGAATTTTTTTGAAAAAATTTGAAAAAGTGTGCAAATGCACAGAAGTCAATCTTCCATGATTTCGTTGCGCAGATGCTCAGGGAAGCTGTTCCATGCGCTTAGACCTTCGTTATATTCTTCTCTTTGACAATCTTCGCAGATCGGGCTTTCTCTGTTGTAGAAGTATTCTGCTCTTTCGTAAGATAACTCGTTTACGGAAGCATAGAACTCAACGGCGTCTTCATAGTTAAACTCTTTGCGGCATACTCTGCAGACCATTACTTTGTCCTCCTCTTGTTTTTTGTCAAAATGGTATCTGGACAGATTGTAACACTTTACCCTATATTTGTCGATTCGCATTTTTTTTGGGTCCTATTATGGGGGGATAAAAACATTTTAACATCTTCCTCATGTTTTTAGACAAAACGGAGGTCATTATGAAAGAAAGTGAGTTTCAAGCCAGGTTGATTAAGGAGATTAAGGAACGGTTTCCTGGTTGTCTCGTTCTTAAGAATGACCCGACTTATATTCAGGGTGTTCCTGACTTACTTGTCTTGTATAAGAATCGTTGGGCAGGTCTTGAATGTAAGAAAAGTGCAAAAGAACGAAACCACCCACGACCGAATCAAGAGTTTTACGTTGGAAAGATGAATGAGATGTCTTACGCAAGCTTCATCTATCCAGAGAATAAGGAGGACGTAATCAATGATTTGGAACGAACACTCAACTCTTAAAGGAACTCATGCTGTCATGTCAGCAAGTCAACCTTACTGGTTGTTTGACAATGACGAAAAATTCCTTGAAAGAGTCGACAATTTCGAAGCAGCTAAGCGAGGGACGCGACTACACGCCTATGCTGCACAGGACATCTTACTTGGTGAAGAATTCGGAATTATGAGACCTGCAAATGGACGTACTTACGAGACTTATGTAAACGACGCGATTAAGTATCGTATGCAGCCTGAGCAGGTCTTATATTTTTCAGACTGGGCTTATGGGACAGCGGATGCAATTTCGTTCCGTAAAAACATGTTAAGGATTCATGACCTGAAGACAGGAAAGGCTCCAGCCAAGATTGAGCAGCTTTACATCTATGCAGCTCTCTTTTGTTTAGAGTACAACCACAAACCGGGCAACATTCGTATGGAAACCAGGATCTACCAGAACAACGAAGTCAATGTTTGGACTCCTGATGCTTCTGACATCCTTCCGATTATGGACCTGATTGTCAAGAGAAGTGAGCTCATACGGAAATACTTGAATATGGAGGAAATCTAAGTGGACGAATTCAGCTTATATTTTGAAAATGGTCTTGATTACATCGCCCACGAGGGTCGAGGCCATGATCGAGGTGGTCATTCAGGTCGTTATCCTTGGGGGTCTGGTGAAAACCCTTATCAACATGGACCGAGGTTTTACGCGGATCGCTTTCTTGCAGAATACAACGAGTTGAAGAAGCAGGGGTTGTCGCAGTCTGAGATCTTCACACATATGGGTTGGGGTGACATTGGCACAGAACGAATGAACGCTATTGTACAGGTTGCCAAAGGTGAAGTAAGACGACAGAAGATTCTCAAAATCAGACGCCTGTACGATAACGAGTTCCAGGTCGATGAAAACGGGAATTATATTTTAGATTCAGACGGCAATAAGATCAAGAATCCTTGCTATCAGAATGCTTCTGAAACTGCAAGAGCTATGGGAATGATCACTGCTAACGGTAAACCTCAAGACACCTCGGTTCGGAAGCTTCTTGACACACAAGCCGAACTGAATAAGAACAGAGCGCGCGCTACAGCTGACAAATTAAAAGAACTGATGGAGACCAACTTATATTTGGACATCGGTTCTGGCACTGAAATCGAGCTTGGTATTAGCGAACATATCAAAGCACAGGCCATTGAGATTCTTAGACTTGAAGGATACAACGTCTTCACAGACATTAAAGTTAAACAGCCTACGAATCCTAAGGGTTTTGAGACTACGTTCGTTATATTAGGTAAAGATGATCCTTCTTTGACCACTAATGAGAAGCGTGCTGCTATCTATGAAGCGATTAAGAATGACCAAATAGGCACGGTAAAGGATTACCACTCTGAAGATAATGGTCAGACATTCCACAAATGGACTTATCCGGATGCATTAGATTCATCGCGGCTTCAAATTTGTTACAACGAGGAAGGCGGTATATTAAAAGATGGCCTGATTGAGCTTCGACGTGGTGTCGAAGAGCTTTCACTTGGTGCTGATGTCTATTCTCAGGTTCGAATCCGTGTAGATGACAACTTATATTTGAAAGGGATGGCTGTTTACAGCGATGATTTGCCTCCAGGAGTCGATGTAAGGTTTAATACGAACAAACATGTGGGTACACCGATAGAAAAGGTCCTGAAGACGATGAAGGGCGTTAACGGGGACGATGTAGGGCCTGACAATCCTGTCGATAAGAACAATCCATTTGGTTCTGCGATCAAAGAAGGTGCTGCAGGTCAGCGTTGGTACACGGATCCTGTGACCGGAGAGGAAAAGCTATCCTATATTTGCAAGAGAGCAGAGGAAGGTGACTGGGAAGACTGGAACAATGCTCTGCCGTCTCAGTTCTTGTCCAAACAGGATCCTATATTAGTCAAGAAACAGTTGGATGCTACCACTGCTAAGATGCAGGCGGACTATGAAGAGATTTGCAGCTTGACAAATCCGGTTATCAAGAAGTACTACCTGGAAAAGTTTGCGGACGAGTGTGACACAGCTGCCAGGGAGTTGAAAGCGGTGGCCCTACCCGGACAGAAGTACCAGGTCCTCCTGCCTTCGACCACTATATCTGACAATCAAGTGTACGCCCCCAACTATCCAGAAGGGTCCACCGTGGCTCTCGTAAGGTACCCCCATGGGGGTATATTTGAGATTCCCGTCCTTAAAGTTACGCACAAGGACCAAGACGGTGTCAAAATGACCACCACACCTGACGGAAAGAACATACCTAAGGACTGTGTTGCTGTCAATAAGACCGTCCTGGATCAGCTTTCTGGGGCCGATACTGACGGCGATACCGTGGTTGTTATCCCCATGAGCAAGGGCAGCGATATTAAACACAGTAAACCCCTTCAATCCTTAATTGGATATGACGCAAAAGAGGAATACGGCACAATAAAGCAGGCAGACGGAACTTATATTAATGCAAAAACTGGAACACCTTGCAAGATTATGACCAAAAAGAATACTCAGATTCAAATGGGCAAGATTACAAACCTAATTACAGATGCAACCGCAGCTGGGTGCCCTGCTGAATCTGAAGATGGTCTTGATTTGGCACATTTGGTACGCCATTCGCAGACAGTTATTGATGCTGCTAAACATAAGTTGGATTATCAGGCTTCCGCAATAGATAATCATATTGATGCAATTAAAGAGAAGTATCAATTGCACTACAGATTGGATGGTTCTTTGACAGACAAAGGTGCAGCCACTATATTTTCAAGAGCTACTAATGAAATAGAGATCAATAAGAGAAGCCAATATTATCATATTGATCCGGAAACAGGCAAAAAGATCTACAAAGATTCAGGACAAAAAGAATGGGCTTATTCAGACATTGAAAAAAGTGAAAAAACTATAGCTAAACTCGAAAGCGAAGGAAAAATTGTACAGCAAAGACCTTCAAACCCACAAATTGGCGATGTTTGGTACAGACGAGACAAAAATGGTAACGTTGTTAAAGCAAAGTACAATTACGTTAAAGAAAAAGTTGCACAAATGGACTTAGTTGATGATGCACATCAACTTATCTATAGTGACTCTACTCATGCACCAACACAAAACGCTTTGTTGTATGCAGACTATGCCAATGGGTGTAAGGCTATGGCCAATACAGCCAGAAAAGAGTATCTCGCTACGAATAGCCGTGTTTTTAAGTCTACTGCAAAACAAGTTTACGATGCTGAAGTTAAATCGTTGAACGCAAAACTTGGAGACGCCATTAAAAACAGACCAAAAGAGCGTAAAGCCCTTGTTATTGCTACCAGCATAATCAATGCACAGATGGATGCAGCTACGCACAGTCTTACATCAGAAGAGAAACGTAAGATTAAGGCTAAAGCAATGACTAGAGCACGTGCTGAAGTTGGTTCAATAAAGAGAAGTGATCGAAACATTAAGATTACAGACAAAGAATGGGAAGCGATTCAAGCTGGAGCAGTTTCATCGACAACTTTAAGAACAATTTTGGATAATACTGATCCAAAAGAGCTTAGACAACGCGCAATGCCACGAGCTAATTCGATCTCTTCTGCAAAGATTTCTAAGATTAAGAGCATGTTGGCTCGTCCTAACGTTACTTATGCAGACATTGCAGCAGCCGCTGGTGTCTCTGTTTCGACTGTCATTAACGTTAACAGTGGAGAATTGGGATGAAAGTATATGGATTAACGACAAAAGACAATCCGTTCGACCCTATATTTCAAGCTTGGGATTGGTTTGTGTATGATGCGTTGCATCACAATTACAATACAGCCGGTCTTTTGGCCAGAATGTCGTTAGAATCGGATCTTTTGTCAGATGAAACGAATCAAGCGATTCGAAATGAGGCGATTGACAGCATAATTAAGCATGTTCCTGACCCAAATGGTCAGCCATACGTCAAAATTGTGCATGATTCAAGCGAAAAAGGGCTGTCGGACGACTAAAAAGCTGTCCCCCGGCTCTTTTTCGCATAGGGGAGGGGTTCTCAAGCCTTCCTCCCCCCTTCCGT